CTCGCCAGGGCACTACCGATGCCGTTGACAATCTCCCTGAAGGTGTCGCTCTTGTTGTAAGCGATGATGACGCCGGCCACGAACGCGGCAATGGCAGTGATGATGATGCCGATCGGGTTGGCATTCAGTGCGACGTTCAGCGCCCACTGCGCTGCGGTCCAAATCGCAGTTGCAGCTGCGGCCAGTGACATAGCCGCGTTGACGGCGAGGACGCTGACAGCCAATGCTGCGATGGCGATACCCAGGGCGGCAACGATGCCAGCATGATCCTGCGCCCATTTACCGAATGACTGGAGCAGCGGCAGGATGGCTTCGATGGCAGGCATGAGAGCTGCGCCGACGCTTTCCTTTGTCTCGTCCAGGGCAATGCTGAGGCTCTTAAAGCGGCCCTGAGCAGTGTCAGCGGCGTCAGATGCAGCGCCACCGAAGCGGTCAGTCAATTTGGCAAAGATTTCCTCAGAGTCAGCGCCGTTTTTCACCAGCGTTTTCATCGTTGGGTCAAGCTTGTTCAGCGCGCTGTATTGGCCTGTATACGCCTTTGACAGAGCGGTTGAGACAGCCTCAAGCGGCTTTCCGGTTGCTGCGGCGATATCCGTGGCAAGTCCGAGCCCCTCCTGCGCCTTCGCCAGGTCGCCGGTGCCCATTGCAAGCTTTGCAAGAGCGGGCCGCAGCTCGTCATCGGCAATAGCCCGCTCCATTGACATCTTTGTGATGAAATCGTCGACGCCTGCAAGGGCCGATCCATGCGCATGAGTCGTGCGCTGAAGCACGCCAATCAACTTGTCCTGTGCTGCTGCGTCTTCTGCTGCGGCCTTCACCGCGTCGATCGCGGCGTATCCGACTGCGGCCACTGCCGCGGCCGCCGGCAGCGCGGCCTTACGAAGTGCGTAGTGCGCCTTTGCGCCTGCCCCTTCGAGGTCTTGGAACTTCTTAGTCGCTTTGCTGATCCCGCTGCCGTCAAAGTCGGTAAGGATGGGAATGGTGATTGCCATTAGCGCACTAGCTCCTGAACGGTCTTTTCAGCGTCGACGATCAGCGCCTTAATATCGGTCTGGATTTGCTCAGCGTGGCGATCGTAGGCCGGCCAGAGAACGCGCCCGCTACGGGCCCGCAGATTGGTGGCGAACACGCTGGCCGGGTTTTTAGTTCCCGCAACCTCGAAGATTGCGCCGGCGGGCGATGCCTGAGTGACGTAGACCACGCTGGACTTATTCTTCCGCGTCGAGGTCTTGACCTTCACGCCACGGCGAACAGCAGATTCCTGCCACGGAAAGCGGCCCGCCCACTGCCGAGCCATCCCAGAAAGCGGCATTTCGGGATACTGGCTCTTCGCATCGGCCATCATCGGAGCCACCGCGCCCTTTGCGCTTCGGATGAACTCCTTAGCGGCCTCAGGCTCCAACCGTCGCAACGCCTTGATGGTGTCCTTCACGTCCACCCTGGTCGTCACGTCAACTGGCACGGTTTCCCTCTTTGATTAGCTCTAGGACCGTATTCAGGTCCCGCATTCCAAACGGTACTTCAGGGGGCCAGTAGCCGGTATGCACCAGGACGGTGCAAAGCGCCCGGCTTACTGATCCCCATTGGTAGGGTTTGCACCCTCGTCCTCGTCCTGCTCGACTGCCTCAATGCCCTGCAATGAGTCCACGAAGGCATCAAAATCGTCCCCCACCGGCAAGCCCTTATCGCGGCCTGCCTGCCACGCCATGAACGCCAGCCATTCGAGTCGGGGCTGAACCGCCAGCACAGTGGCTGACACGTTAAACCGCCGCTCGAAGGCGATGGCGTTTTTGATGGTGTCGATGGCAACGGTGAACGATCCCTTATCGGTCGTGAACCGGATGCTTCCCTCTACTGCGTCACTTGGCATGGTTCCCCTTGTGCCTAGTCGATTTACGCGATGGCCCGCACCCAGGTACCGGCCTCGAAGTTGACCGTCATGATCTGGAGCTCGCCCACCTTCATCTCAATGGGGTAGTCCTTGATCATGCAGTTGCTGATCGTCCACTTCGGGTTGCTTGCCGAGAGCGTCGATCCCTTCTGGAGGATGATACTGGTCGTACCGAGTCCCACCTGCGCGTAAATCGTCGCTTCCACGTCGCCAGCACCGTAGGCGGCGAACAGCGTGAGGCTGCCAGAAACCGTCTGAAGGCCAGAGGTCATCGAAGTGCCGGTTGCTCCGAATGCGGTGGCGTCGAGCGCAGTGTTGCCGAGCGTGATGGTGGCGCTTGAGCAGTTGTCAGTGAGGTCAACCGCGTTGACGCTCACCTGGTACGGGTTCGACAGGTACGTGGTGGTCGCCACGGTTACTCCTTCTGGTTAGGCGCGCTCAGTTGAGACGCGCACGGTGAGGTCATACGTCGGTACATCCTGCCCGCCGATGAATGCCATACCAGGCGATCCACGGAGAACAGAAATCGGTGAATTCATGATGGTGTCAGCCGTCGTTATCAGGTAGTCAAGTGCGTCCTGATTACCGGGCGGGGCGGCAAGGATGCTCACGCTGAATGAGATATCCGCGATCTGGTCGTTAAAGCATTCGAATGACGGCGGGCCCACCAGCACTGACAGTGGCCGGGCGTTGCGCGGGTCAGTGACCACGGCAAGGCTGAGTGCCGCCAGACTGCTCACCAGCGTCTGCTGTGCTGCGTAGAAAATGCCGGTGGGTGCCATCAGGCAACCTGAGACCTATTCACACCCAGCAGGCGCATGATCTGGCCCATGCTGCCGAATGGCGTCGGGGAACCCATCGAGTCGAACGACGCAAATGAGTCCACGGCACCACGCTCACGGTAGAGCGATGCGGCGTACATGGTGGTGCCCAGGGACACGTCGCTACCAGGCGAAGTCGTCAGAGAATCGAAATACCCGGACTCCTTGCGCCGGCGGTAGGCGAACTGATTGGCAGCTGCGACTGCGCTGGTGATGAATGCAGTGTCGTTCGCAGTGGCAGCGGCAATGCCGAGCCATGCGATGACTGATGCTGAGTCAACCCACGTGCAGGTTTCCGTGAACGTCAGGGTGCCATTGACTGCGCCCCGGGCCACGTCTGCTGTGGTCTTTTGCATCAGCAGCTGGTTGATAATGATTTCGTCGTAGTCGAAGAGGTGGTTGCCCTCATCGTCGACTCCAAGAAACAGGTAAATCGGGACGCCCACGACGGTATAGGTGCCGTTCAGCGTGGCCCCGAGCGCCGCAAGCGTCACCGACTGCCCAATCCCAATGTCAGTGTCCTCCAAGGTCGAAATCACAAGGTGATTGTCAGTGACCTGGCGGAAGTTGACGGTGTAGGTAGCCATGGGCAGTCGGGACGCTTAGCGGTTACTAGCTGGCGGTGCGCTTGACGAACTTGTCAGCGTCAATCATCAGCGTGGCGAAGTACCCGCGGAATGCGATGGTGCGGGAAATCGTCGACGGGTTGTCAATCGAGAGAGCGCCCTTCTGCTGCTCAAAGATTTCGAAGCCCGACGGGTCGCCGATGATCGCCGTGCCGCTGGCGAAGTTACGATCGACCACCACGCGGAGGCCGAAGGCCACAGCCGAGTCGACGCCCGGCGACATGGTGCCAAAGGCGTTCATCGGTCCGATGGCCGGGAACAGGGGACGGTTGGAACTGTCCACGAGCTGCCCGAGCTTCGCCCACACGTCAGGTGAGACGAACAGGTGTGTCGGCAGGTTGCCGTTGCTTCCAGAGATGATGGTTGACGATGCGCCATACACCCACTCAACCCACTTGGCCGGGTCCGACAGGTTCGCTGCGGACAGGACACGGGTGGTGGTTGCGCCGGCCACAAGCGCGTCAGCGGCCACGTCGTCGGTCTGGTTGGCGTAGATCCGAGTCATGTCGTCCAGCACCAGGGAAAGAATGTTTGGGTCAGTCCAGTCCAGATCCTGCTCCGAAATGGTGACGTATCCGCCGTAGGTGGCCTTCGTGACCTGGTTGCTCGACACGACGAACGTGCCGGACTGGAGCGCGGCGTTCTCAGCCGACTGCACGGCCATCGAAGTGTGAGTGGTGACTTCCGGACGGATGAACACCTTGCCGCCGCCGGGCATGGCCTTCGCGCCAATGGCGTCAACCACCGGACGCATGCCGATGAAGTTGTTGTAGACAGGTGCCAGAATCGGCGTCGGAAGCACACCGGGCGTGTCAGTGGTGATCACGTCAGGCGCGGCGTCTGCGATGCCTGCGTTCATGGCCTCAAGCTTCACCGGGTCGCCAAACATGGCGGCGATGTATTCAGCCGGCGTGGGCATCTGGAACGGGGCCTTCGGCTCCGCGTACAGGATCGGGTGGGTCGGGATGGTGGCCGCTGCCTCAACGGGCGTGGCCTCTGAAGCGTCGGACACTTCCGGTTCTCCTTCATCGTTGGTTTCCGGCTCTGACTCTTCATCAGGGTCGGGGTCGGCGGCGGTTGCCGCCACCTGCGTGATCACTGCGCCCTCGAAGGCAGGCTGTGCCACGAGACTCAACTCGGCAAGCACGGCTTCAGTGACCGTCATCACCCCTTCAGGCGAAGTGGTGAACTTGATGGGCTTCGCGCCGACGCTCACGGAGTCATAGGCACCAGCCTTCAGTAGCGCCACGGCATCCCGCGAAGCGCGGGTGTCTGCCAGCGTTGCTTCGAATTCCAGACCGCCAGGCGTATCCGCCAGGGCGTTGACCACGCCACGCAGCTGCGTCATGTCGTGGTTCTCAATCAACTTGGCGGGCTTCTGTGCCACGTCGAACGCGCCACGGCTGAACTGCACCTGCGTACCGTCTGAGACAGTGGCAACCACGTCCCACGGCACGGCGATGCCCGCGATGCGCGGCGGGCTCGTGGCGTCACCGGCTTCAGCGGTGATGAGGCTGGCATCAGCGTTAAACCTAAGCATTGTTCGGCACCCCCATAGGCGGCGAGTCGTTGGCCGGGGCGTTATCCGCCGGCGTCTGATTGTGGGTATCTGCAAGGTCGCCAATGTAGGCGTCGGTGTCGAACTCAACGTGACGGCCCCGGGGCAGCACATCATCCATGCTCAGACGTTCCGCGATGGCGTGAAGCAGCGGGCGGGCACCAAACTCGATCAGATCGCGCCGGGCCTCTTGCGCGTTGCTGTACGTCATCGACCCTGCCTGGTCAACGGCAAGCAGGTAGGCCGGAATATCCATGAGGCGCGACAAATCCTTGGCGGAATACTCACGGCCCTCGACCAGCTGCAGCTTCGACGGGTCTGAACCAAACTCTTCGAAGTTCACGAACTCGTTGAGCGCGCCGATGGCGTTCTCACGACGGTTCTGTGCCCAGGCAGCGGCCATCTCTGCGAGCTCGTCGCCGCTCATTGGCTCACCGCCCTTCTGTTGCAAGTAGCCGGCGGCGATTTCGTTCGACGCAAAGCGGGCGGCGGCTTCGTCCAAGCGGATGGCGCACTGAATAGCGCGGCTTCCGGTGTAAATGATGCCCTGTGACCCACTGAGGAACGTAATGACGTCGCGGGGATTAAGCGGCACACCGTTAAACATGATTTCGTCGGGCGCACCGAACCACTGTGGCCCCTCGTTATTCGGAGTGCTGACATTCGCCGCCGGCAGCCACTGAAATGTCGCCGGGAAGCC